CAGTTTGTTTGTAACGAGCGCTGTCTGATTGTGGTTTGCCATCACTCACAGCTGTCCAGTTGTCAGGGAACCCTTGCAAGCGCTCGCACTCAACTGGAGTGATGCGCCGAACTACTTCTGTCGATATCATCGAAGTGTTAAGTCCCCCTGTGCCCATAAAGGCAGTTAATGTGTTGATGGTCTTGTCTTGAAGCCTGACACCGTCTGTGCGGTGGGGGTGGAATACTATACCATGCGGAGAGGTCGTGTCAATAGTGAACATCGGACCACCCTCGTCGGAGTGTCCGCGGCCCTGAGGTCCAGCAGTGTCTGATCTGCCGATGACGGTGTTCTGTAAAGCAATAACTGTCGCCCGAGATTCGCCTGTGTTATCCATCAAGTTCAGAGTCGGCGCTGTTTGTCGTTCTGCCCACACCTCAGCTGGCAGGTTGCCGTCGGCGTCTCGCTCACCAGATCTCACAATCTTAACAAAAGGTTGAACTACCATGTGACCGCGGTTTACGTCTTGATTGGTAAACGATGATTTGTGATACAACTCGGCTGGCAAGCAACTCGCTACAGCCGTGTCAAATCCTAGTCTTGGTTTGCCTGCGCCGTCAGCGCTTGGAGCAATTTCGGTGGCAGAATCTTGCCTCGGCGTGATGCCCTTCTGACGATACCCTCTGCGGCCTTCGCCGAGATCGAGTATTTTTGCAGGTGTTCGCCAGTCGTCTCCAAGACGTCCGACAATGAAGACACGACGGCGTCGCTGGGCGACTCCAAAGTGCTGAGCGTCAAGAACTCTGTACGCGAGCCCATACCCGAGCTCCGCCAACGACCCGAGGACGATTCCCATATCTCTTCCGTTGTTTGATGACAACAAGCCAGGGACGTTTTCGAGGACGAACCACTTCGTTTTGGTTTCGTCGATGAGTCTGTGGATTTCCCAAAAGAGTCCGCTGCGCTCTCCTGCCAGCCCTGCCCTTCGACCCGCAACGGACAGGTCTTGGCATGGAAATCCGCCAGTGATAATTCCGTTTGCTGAATCAAATCCTGCACTGAATAAGTCTGCACTTGTTACCCCCTTGATGTCGCCCATGATTGTAGTGTCGGTGAAATGCTCAGTAAGCACACCGCTTGCTTTTTTGTCGATCTCGACTGAAGCGACTGGCGAAATGCCAACCCTCGTCATAGCCAACTCAAACCCGCCGATACCAGCAAAGAGTGAGACGCCTGTTAGACCCATTTTCCCCCCGTTCAAATGTTTTGCGTGCGGTGTCGGGCTTTGCACCCGAACTTGCCTAGATTGGTGAGCTTCCCCTTCTCACGTCCTGCAACACCGCGCCTTCCTTAGAGATCAGTGGAAGGATACTGCTCTAAGAAACCTAGAGAGGTTTAGCCCCGAGTTGAGCTAATAGAGCCGCGACCTCAGGTGGAACTCCACCTGCTGCGGCTGGCGCTGCGGCTGGCGCTGCTGCTGCCCCTGGCTTGTAGGCCGAAGCTTTAGCAATCGCCGCCTGATCTGCAGAAGCGTCCACGATAATCCATGGGGCTGTCTTGCCAGGCTTTGCCACGCCTTGCTGAATGCGACCAAGCACTCGCTGACCGATCAGCGGACGCAGTGCGTTGCGGATTGCGATATTGAAAAAGAGGACATCGCTGTACTCTTGGTTGGTGTCAAGGTTCGTGATGTCGCACGAAATGGCGTCAGCTGGACCGTTGACTGTCTCGATACCTGAGCGGTATTCGATTGGCTTGAAGATAAGCAACTGACCTTGTAAGTCAGCTGGCTTTGGACCAGCGCTTGCGGCGGCTGGTGAAGCGAATGCTTCCATTATTCCCCTGCTTTCTGTTGGTTGGTGTTGGTGGTGGGTTCCTCTCCAGCAGCCTCAATCATCTCTTTGACGATGTCGTTGATGGTTTTCTCAGGCAGTGTCACCTGGGCACCCTTCTACGAGAGACTTACTGAATGGTTTGAAGTATGGACACCAAGCACAAAGCCTGTCAGGCTCGGCTGGTATTTGACTCCAAATCTCGGGGTTGGCTTCAACATCTGCCGCGGCCAATAGCGCGTGTATCGAGTCAAGACGCCCCAAAGCGTCGAGTGCGATTTTTTCGTCGTAGTCGTGCATGACCAAGACCATGTCTGTGAGTGAGCCTGATGTTGGTAGGTAGCACAGCGCCACCTTCTTGACGTCAGCTCCTTGTTGAGCAAGTCCGTAGGCGTAGAGCTGCACCTGAACGATCTGCTGGTGGTCTGCCCCGAACTTCTTGTAGTTCGCCAACTTAGTTGCGCCCGTCGTTTTCCAATCGAGCACCACACCGTTCTTGATGTCAAAAAGATCGACGGTTCCTGCAAGATTGCCGCGAATAGTGACGCGCTGTTCGATGAGGAAACCCTCGCGCTTGCTAAAGACTTCTGCGAGGTATGCGTGAATAGCAGTGCCGACTTGAGCGGCCCACGAACCACCTTGCATCTCGTTTGGTTTGTCCCAGTCGAGGAGTTTGTAAGCGAGGCGACGGGTGCACTTGTGGCCGACTTCGCTGGGGCCGATCTGAACTTGCCCAGCTCTAGGAGACCAAATGCCTGCTTGGATAACAACGTCGCGAACGGCGTTTGCGTACTCCTCTTGGTCGCTGAATAGTCTAGCATAGCTCATTCGTCGTCCTCGTCTTCATAGACTTCGTGGTCGGGAATGTTAGGCTGACGCCCCCAATCGGGAGCTGGCACGATAGGCTCAAATACTGACATCAGGCTCTACAATCGTGAAGCGGCGAGACTCGGACTCTCGAGATAGAAAGGTGTAAATCTTTGGGTCCAAGATCTCTTTGGCCTTGGCCACGTCGAGTCTAAGCGACTTCACCTTGGTCCAGCGAACTGCAACCTTGCCGTCGAGCAAGCCCAACTCGTTTTCGCCCATCATCTCTTGAATCTTGGCTTTCGCCTGGTCTAACTTCTCCTCAAGGCCTTTGATCTCGCCCTGGGTCTTTCGATATAACTCAATCCACGCGGCCACGTCAAGTGGCAGGTCGATCTTTGGCTTGTCAGCGTCTAATGCGCTCATGTTCCCCCCTAGTACCAGTTTTTCTTTTGCCAGTGACGCCAGGCGCCACAGGGTCCTGCTGAGCCGTACTTTCGCCCGATGTAGGCGAGAGCCGCGACCATTTGCGGCACTTCAGCTTTTGAGTGCTTCATGCCGAGGTTTTGATAGGTGCTTTCAAGAAGCTGTCCAATGCCGATGGCACTGCTGGACGGATTCTTGGCCTTCGAGTTCCAAGCGCTCTCCTTGCCGATGAGACGGGTGAAACACCTGAACTGCTTGTCTGTTAGCAACTCCCGAGCCACGGCCTTCGCGTCCACTTGCATCAGAGGTGGGCGTTGTGCATAGACAATCGGACTCGCTGGTGTAGCTGTCAAAGCGCTGGAGATCGCCGCAATCGCAAGCGACGTCCCCACAATCTGAATGAATCTTTGTGTTGGTGGGCGCATTTGCGCTCCTTTCGGACAGGTTAGAACTTTGGTTTGTCATACCCTGCCGCTTTCAATAGGTCGATAAACACATGGAGTGGCACGATGGCGGGCCAATCCGCGATGTGAGCTTCGCCTTGACCGTCTAGACGCAGGATTGCCACTGGCAAGACCCCGTCCTTGTATCGATCTCGGAGTTGCTTCATAGCCTCGGCCACTTTGATGCCTCGGCGTGCTTTTACTTCGACATCGACCCCTATTACCCCAGTGATGTCGGTTCCTGAACGGCCTGAGCCTGCGGGTTGCGCATACGGCCAGCCGTTAGTTCTGAAATATTCAGCGACAAGGCGCTGACTTTGATACCCCCGTTGAACGCGGGAGCTACTCACCCAAGACCCCAAACTAGCAGGACGAGCACCGCTGAAAACAGGGTGACATGGAGCCAGCTGACGGAGTTGGAGTCTTGAGCTTTCCCTCTCGAGAAGGCTGCCTGGAATATGAGCCATTGTGGGTCTATCTCAGGCTTTGGTCTTTTTCGAATCGGCATTGAGAGCCTTTCTAAGTTCGAACTCCAAGACCGCAGGCGAGTGATAAACGCCCACTGAAGTGCCTCTCTCGGAGTTGACGGCAAGCGCCCAAACGCTTGCAGGTAGTGTGATTTTGAACCAGCTGCCATGGACGTTGTCTCCAACGTGTTCTACATGGGTAGGCAGTGGGTCTCTGAATAGCGTCGAGACTTGACGAGACCAGTTGTTGTCAGTCTCTACTCGAACCGCGTGTCTAAATGAGTACATCTTTAGGTTCCTTCCCCCGTTAGGGTCCAAGTGTATCATGAGCGACCGATTTCTGACTGCGACACGCCGCTCATGACACGCGCCTCGTTGAGAGCTATTTTCAGCATTGACAAAAGGTCCCAGGTGTGCTGGGTGTCGGCTGGCGGGCAGTTCTCACGGAGCCCGCTTTTTGCAGCTTGGTAAGCCTCGTTGCGAGTCATACCTTCTTGAATGTATTTGTTTAGCATGGTCGTGCTGCCCTGGCGAGTGTTCTCGAACATGCCAGCTTCATTTATTCGCAAGTTGTTCACCATCTTAGCAGTCTCAATCAAGATGTGCTCGGTGATAGCGCACAGATCGGGCAGAGCGATTCGCTCAACAGATGAGTGGCTAATGTCTCGTTCATGCCACAAAGCGATGCCCTCGGTAAGTGGCATGACGTACGACCTGGCTATCTTGGCCAAGCCGCAGATCTTCTCGGCGGTGATTGGGTTCTCCTTGTGAGGCATAGAGCTGGAGCCTTCTTGGCCCTCACTCCTGCCTTCAAAGATCTCCTGCACCTCAGAGCGCTGGCCGTGCCGTACCTCGAGAGCGAAACCCTCGCAGATAGTGGCAAGGCTGGCCAATGAATAGGCCCAGGCCCCGAGCGAATCCCGCATCAACACCTGGGTGGCGCTATCGGGCACGGCTAGTCCCATCTCCTTAGCTACGTCCAGCTCTACACTCCTCGAGGTGTGAGCATAGTTGCCCAACGGCCCCGAGATGTGTGCAGTCTGAACCCCGCCACAGGAGTAGCCGAGTCGTTCGAGCCCCCGTTCGATAGCGAATGCGAAATCCGCCACCCGATAGCCCCAGGTTGTGGGTTCGGCGAATTGACCGTGAGTGCGGCCGCTTCGCTTAGTGTCCTTGTATTTGAAAGCGTGGTCGATCAAAGAATCTAGAAGGCGGTAGCCCGCATTTGAGATCAGCCAGTTGGCTTCAGCTAGCAAAGTCGCCTGGCCTGTCTCCACAATATCCGAGCTGGTGAGCCCGTAGTGAAGCCACCTGTGCAGTTCGCGGTTGTCGGTGTTGAGCCGCCAAGCCTCGAGGAATGCCATCAGGTCGTGCTTCAAGATCTGCTCTTGCTCGGCGACTTGCGCTGGTGTTGGCACCAGGGTCAGCTTCAGAGCCTTCCACAAGTCGGGAGCGACAACGCCGTGCCTGCCCTGTGCTCGCATCACTGCGATTTCGACCTCGGCCCAAGTCTGATATTTGGCCTCGTCGGACCAAACAGCGGCCATGTCCTTCGAAGTGTACCGCGCTATCATGAGGCCTTCTTGGACGTGAAGTCCCGCAGAGCCTGGTTGATCACTTCAGAAATGGTGGTGTCGCTGCGTTTGGCTTGCGTCTTGGCAGCCTTCCACAGCTTGTCATTCACTCGGACAGTGCGAATCGGTGTCTCGTTACTCATCTATTCCTTTCCCAAAAAACACTCAGTCATCGTGCCCCAGCAGTAGTGATCTCCGACCCACCACACATGTCCTGACACGTACCAAATCGCTACAGCCGCCGCTAGAATAGCAACAGCTCGAACTCGTTTGCCTCGCTTTGTTAGCTTCATCGTATCTCCCTAACCATTGAAATCAGTGTAGCAGCCCAAATATGGAAATCGCGCTCGCCAACTTCATCGGCTGTGCGGCACTCGGCTGCTTGGTGCAGGTGCCAATCCATGAGCTTCTTCAGCTCTACATTTGCCTTAGCTTTTGCAGTCATAGTGGTTGCCACCCCATTGACCACACCGCATTGTAAAAGCTGGCGATCGCTTGCTTCTCGTCAATGCCGTAGAAAGTCCGAATCTCGACCCAGCTGGTCTGCCCATTGGTGACCACATCTGAGATCTGCCAGGCGCCAGTGTTGGCCATTTGCTTAATCTGCATCATTTGACCCGCTTTACTGACACGATATTCCAGTCAGGGTGCAGCGGTTGTGCTTTTGCCCTAGCTTCGTCGCGGCTGTCGGCTGTGACTGGCTCGATCACTAGAATGCCGTCATTGTTGAATCCAACTTCGTAGCTATACATCATTTCTCTCCTTTGTGACAATCGCAGTCGCACGGACGGCGACGGCTTGGGAACGCACCCATATGGGCGACTTTGGTACAGCGGTCGTGCTGGTCTGTTGCGCACCTGGCAGATGCGAACTCCTTCAAATACTCGCGAGCGCCGTTCACTTGGCTGCTCCAATACGCATGACGGTCTCGATCGCTTTGGCTTTGGTCGTGCCAACAAAAGCGCGGTTCCAAAAGTACATGCCGTTTTCTTTGACGAGATTCAACTCGATCAGCTCTTTGATTTCAGCTTTTGTCATTATGCCACCGCCTTTGTAACGATGAATGCGCCGCTTTGTGTGTACTCAATCCAGTAACCGTTCGCAACCAAGACGTCATACATCTTTGCGAATGCGTCTTTCTCGCGCTTTGTGTAGCTAGCGTAACTAGCCTCAGACCAGCGTATGCTCGAGCTTGCTTTTGTGTAATCAACGATAATGTTGCCGTCATTGTCCTTGCGAACCACGAAGCCTTCGTTGCAGACTGATGAAACGCGGCCGCGAGCTTCTGTGGAGCGACTGATTCCAGTCGTCGCAACGAGCTTTGAGACTGCTTGTGCTGATGTCATTATGCCACCGTCACACGGTCGTCGATGCGGCATTCCTCGCACCATTCTGAGACTTCGTCAGCATTAGACCACAGACGGCGCTTGTTGGTGTCTTGTGCGATTCCACCATGAGTCTCGCACATCAAAACCCACTTGCCACCATCATCAATGCTAAGACCCTCAGCTTCTGCCAAGCACATTGTCACTGTGACGAGTTCGGTTCCCACTAGTACCTTCTTGCTTCTAACTGTGTTCATTTTCGGCCCCTTCCTGAGCTTATGGGATAAGTGTAGCACGCCCGTGTATACGCTGTCAACACGACACGCCGATCTATTTCTCAAATGCGGCCTCTTCCATGGTGTCGGGCTCGCCACAAACGCAGAAGTGCGCCATTTCGTCGCAGCTTTCGCAGACGTCGCCGTAGCCCCTGGCAACGTCGTCCTCAAATACTGGCTCACTCATTTGGGGCCTCTTTGACTGCCCACAGTTTCTTAGCGAGCAGTTGGGCTTCGTGTTGGCGGTTCGGGCTGTAGCGCCTGTCGTGAGTCAAAGAGCCCAGCCCAAACAGGACCAGCTCAAACTCCTCGGGCGTCAGATCTAGGGCGCTCATTTGCTGTACAGCCTGTGATAGCGGCGGGTGACCACGGCCAGCTTGGCGGTGCACTCGATTAGAGTGTCGTAAATCAACTCGGGGTCGCCGTCCTCAGTCGCGAAGTTGAGCTGCTTGGCGACCGCGTTCATTTCGTCCTGCATTTCGATAAATAACTCTTTGATTGCGCCCATTCTTAGAACTCCAATGCTGACTCGATAGCGCCCTGGATTAGCTCTAAGCTGCGTGTTGCAAAGCCTGTAAGCTTGATCTCTCCAGCGTTGATTGCGTGGTCAACTACCTGGCGAATTACGACCTGAGTATCATCGATGAAAACGAACACGCCTTCTTGTAGGTAGTCAAAGCCGCCATTTTGTGCGACTCCTTTTTGGCTAGCTGTCCAAACGTAGTAGAAGTTCATGTACGCCTTGACGTTCAGATCAAACTCGGTCACTGCGTTGTTGACTGCGTGCTCCAAGATGTCTGCTGTCTTTGCTGTGGTTGCTGTCTTTGTCATTAGAGTGCCTCATTCATTAGGCAGCGCATTTCTTCTTCAGCTGCGTCAACAGCCATTTCGAAGTTGTCGGGATTTGAAACATATCCAGCGCGGAATGACCACTGACCTGCGATATTGCCGTACCAAAGCTCGTATCCGTCGTTTGTCTTGTAGAGGTTGTACTTGCCTGACTTCTTGATTGCTTTTGTCATTTTCTTGCCTTCCGTTCGTTGGTCCCTTTCGGGCTTATGGGATAAGCGTAGCACGCCCGTGTATACGCTGTCAATACAATGGCAATATCGGCGTGGTGTCTTGTTTGTCACATAGCAAAAGACCCCCACCGCTGGGGGTGCCAGTGGTGGGGGTCGTGTTAAAGCTGGTTACTCGGCTACGTTCTTGTTCGCCTCGTACTCGTCGGAGCCCATTCCGAACTGCTTTTCTTTAGGGTCGATCGCCTTGATGATAGGCCCAAGGATAGCTGCAAGTCCCGCAGCCGCGTAGTCCCGAAGGGGGCGGTTTGGGTCGGCTAAAAATAGGGCGGCAACTGCCGCTGCGGCTGCTCTGAGATAGGTCTTGACGACTGGGGGGACGGTGTACTTGTTCATTATGCTCCTTTTTTAGGTCTAGCGATTGCCATGATGGTACTATAACTGCGCCTCTTGACGTAAAAGCCGTCGCCGTTTGATTGGCTTCCAGCTTTACCACTCGAGGTGTTGCCTTCCCAAACATTGATGTACTTCAGCGCCGTGTTATGCCAGCGAACAATGCCGACGTGATCAGGCTGTGCGTCATCGTCAAACTGAAAAAAGACGAGATCTCCGAGTTGCGCTTGTCCGATTGGGACCAGCTGGTTGTTCTTGGTCAAGTATTTGAGCCACTCGTCGCAAGAGGCAAAGCCTTTTGGCTTGCTCTTTGGGGCGACAGTGTCAATCAAGCCCGCTTCGTGGTAGATCTTTGATGCCGACATCGCACACCACGGCTGGTTGTTGAGTCCGAACCACTTGCCAAAGCTGGTGTCGTTGTTCTTGCCCTCGGTGTAACCGACGTAGCTATCTGCGGATTCTTTTAGGCTTTTCAATCGTTTCCCCTTTTGTGAGTATCTTGATGACGAGTTCCATTTGGCTTTCAAGTCTTGTGACGGAGTCTTTGAGGCTTGAACCACCGTTCGGCTTCAGTTCGTTCAGGAAATGCTTGACAAGCCAGCGCACGGCCACGACAAACGAGCCCAGTATCGATATGACTGCCAGTATCAGTGCAGCCCAGTCATTCACGGTCATTCTTCTCCTTGAGTGCTTTCTCGAGATCTCCGATTCTCGCGGTCAGCATCGCTTTATCTAGAGCTAGCAGACCGATCTGCTCTCTTAGTGCTGCGATGACGACATTGATGTCGAGTTCTGTGTTGTTATCCATTTGTGCCCCCCTCGAGCGTTTCTACACGTGCGTGTAGGTCTTGAATCAAAGCCAGCAAACCAGGCACGACGTAGCGGTCGTTCCAAGATTCGATGACACCTTCAACTTGATCGGCAGCAACCGAGTACGTGGCCGCAACCTCTTCTGCAATAAAGCCTGGAATAAGAGCGCCAGATCTGTCATCTGCAGCGTCTAAGTAGTCGGCTTTATATTTGAAAGCGCGGACTGGTAAATCAAGCAGCTTGCGTGGGTCGAGATCTGCAACGGTGCGAATGTCAACAATACTTTCCTTGTAGCGCTGGCTTGATGCAGTGCTTCGACGAGTGAGACCAGTAGTGCTCGACATCCATGTATTGGCGGCGTTGGTGGTTGTTGTGGTGTCTTGGTTGTAGAAGTTCGACGGCGAATAAAGGTCTCCAGTTGCAACCACACCAAGCGAGTTGACTTCAAGGAACTTGCTAGAGCTGTACGCGATAAGCGCTGAGCCTGAGGAGACATAACAAAGCGGGTAAGTCGTGGCGTTAGCGTTGAAAGTAGTACCGTAGTGCATAAGCACGCCAGATGTTGAAGCAGGGCCAACCCAGCCAACTACGCTGCTGGCTTCTGTAAATGAGATAGCGTTGTTAGCTGCTGAAACTGTCACACGGCGAGCGCCTGCTGAAGTGCGAAGTGTGAATGCGGTCAGCGTGCCAACTGTGAGACGGTCCACCGTGATTGAGCCCGCTTCGATTTCGGCTGCAGTGATGGTCTCAGCGTCGATCTCGCTGGCAGTGATAGCTAAAAACTCGAGTCTGTCGCCGCTAATGGAACGGGCTTGGATTTGACTGGCGGTAATCGTGCCAGCAGCGATTTGGGTTGCAGTAATCGTGCTGACTGCGATGTTGCTGGCAGTGATTGTGCCAGCCGCTATTTTGGCGCCAGTGATGGTGCCAGCTGCGATTGAGACTGCTTCGATTGTGCCAGCGACCAACTTTGCACCCGTGATGCTGGCCGCTTGTATACGGTCTGCATTTAGTACACCAGTTGAAATATTGCCAGCATTGATGTTCGATACTGTGATAACTGAAGCGTCAATCGTGCCCGCAGTTAGCTTGTTGGCAGAAAGAGAAGCCAGTGCGCCGTCGCCCAGTGTAAACGGTGAGAATGCGCCGCTTGTGTACCTATAGAACTTGTTGTCATCGTCTGTGTCAAACCAAAGATCGCCTTCTGCAAATGGCCCTGTTGTTGGCATTGTGGTTTGGCGGTAGATACGGTTTTTGCCGTCAGCTGTTGTTTGTGCTGCTGTTGCTGCTGCTGCCGCCGCTGCTGCTGCTGAGACTGCAGCCGCTGCTCCAGCTTCTGCTGCTGCAATTCCGAGGTCTTGAACAGAGACCCAGGCAGTGCCAGTCCAGTAGTATTGCTTGTTGCCGTCGTCTGTATCGAACCAAACGTCACCCTCAGTTAGCGGGAAAGCAGAGCCGTCGGGTGCTGTTGCCTGGCGGTAGATGTGGTTCTTGCCGTTGACAGAGGCTTCAATCGAGTTGATTTCGACTTGGAGTTCGTCAGTCTCCTCGGTTGTGGCTGCCACGATTGGAATGATAGAAGTCTGAGTCATGCCTGTAGTGGTGACTGTGACTGGTGTGATTGTGATTTGCGGACAGAGTGGCATCGCTCCCCCTAGAGTGTAATCGTGTAAGGGTCAACTACTGAGGTGAAATAGCTGACGCGCCAGTTGTCGGCAGTGATCGAGTGAGCAAGCCCCTCAACCACGCAGTTGATAGTGATGTTGCGACCGTCGTAGGTCAAGCGCTTGACTTGAACCAAGTCGTTCAGTTCAGTCTCTAGCATGTCGGTGGCGAGTGCACCGATACCGATAGCCGTGAAGTCGATCTGCTCAGCCAAAACCACAGCGTCTGCGTCTTTGCGTGCCGCATAAAGTGCAAGGTTGGCAGCGCTGGTCTCGCTGAAGATAGGAGCGTCGAGCTTTTTGGATTTTAGGCCGTAGGTCGAAACACTTGAAGCATAGCGGGCCGTCTTTTGCGTTTTCTTGGGGCCTCTAAAAACGATAGCCTCGTTATAAACGTAGTCGGTGCCAGGGTTGGTGATAATGCCGTCGTAGCCAACGCTGTTGGCGTCGCCCTGGTCTGAAAACAGGAGCCTGGTTGGTCGGGTGAACTTGTTTGCGATATCGACGAGAGTAGCTACGCCTGTGCGGCTGACATAAAAACGACCCCCGACGCAGTTCGCACACTGCTCGAGCATCTCGAGGCAGCTCATGTTCTGTTTTGTCTTTTGCATGACGGTGGTGCCTGTTAGACTGCGGGCAGTCGCAGACCAGTCAGCGAGGTCTAGAGCGCGAGCAGCACGAACATTCGCAGCTTCTTGGAAGGAGCTGGTTGCAAGGGCGGGCGCTATCGCTTTGGCGATCTGTGCCAAGCCATCAACGAAGGTCAAAGAGACAGTCGGGTAGATGCCTTGGTTTACTGCGTTATCCTCTAGAAAACCAGTGAAAATGACAGTGCTGTTGCCAGTGATGCGAACCTGCATGCCAGCAATCAAAACGCCGTACCACGGGCTTGATGTGTTGCTTGGGTCGAAAGCTCCCGATTGGTTGTTGAGCACAACTGCTGCAGTGCCAGATTCTAGAAAGTCGTTTTGGAACTGGCGGCCGCGGCGAATGTCAACCTCGAGAATGAGATCTTCGCTGACGTTAGTGAATGAACCGTTGATACCAAATGCAACTGTAAGTGTGGGTGCGTTTGCTGGCATTAGAGCACCGCAAACTGACTGCCCGCACGGCGGCGCATTAGAGTCGCAAGGCCATTCTTGATTCCGTTGATGAGATCTCCTTGTGAGACCACAGAGCCAGCTACGTTCACCGTGATGTTGCCCCCGTTCATTGTGGTGTTCTTTGCGATATTGCCATGTCCAGCTGAAGCGAGTAGTGAGATAGTCGGGCTGGAAAGTCCAAGTGCTCGCTGCTTGAGCTGGTTGCGTCGAATAGCTTCAAGTGTGACTGGGTCTTGTGCCTTCAAGTCTTTACTTCCACCAAGTCCGAACTGTTTCAGTCTGTTCAAAGCCTTGGTGACTTCGATGTCTTCTTTTTGTGCAGCTGTCAGACCCTGAGTTGCAGTGGTCATGCCCTCGATGCCCTTGGTGTAGTCGCTAGCTTTTGCCGAGAAGCCCTTGGTGTCCACACCGAACTTGCCCAGTGTGTCAAGCGCTTTATCTGAGTCTTTATTGAACTTATTGGCAGCGATGCCGATTGCGCCCAATGCAACTGCAAATGCAGCGGCTCCAGTAGCGGCAGAAACACCACCAGTGGCAAGCGCTGTTGCGGCTGCTGACGCAAGTGAGACGGTGCGCAAAGCCTTCATCACTTTGATGATTGCCATAACGCCACCGATAAGAGCCTGAGTTGCAGCTGCCACCTTGGCGCCAAAAAAGGCTGCCACTATAACTGCACCGAGTGTTGCAAATACTTTGATGTTGCGGGATACAAACGAGAACACGTCGAACATCAGCTTGGCAAAAGCGATTCCGTAACTGATTGAAGTCTTGAAGCCAGCGGCGATCTTGTCGCCGTTTTCGTCCACGAACTTCTGTATGGCTGGGATTGCTTTTTGAATGATGAGGTCTGCAAAGGCCTTGACTTGTGGCAGGAGTTTGTAGCCGAGAGACTCTGAAGCCTCACCAAATGCAAGCCTGATGCGCTCCATTTGTCCTGCGAAAGTGTTGGCGGCTGCGGCCGCTGCTCCCTTGGTCTCTGCTGTAATGTCTTTGAGTGCTGCAGCGAAGTCTTTTGATTTGACGGTAGCGGCTGAGATCTGTGGAAAGAGCTTTTTGAGTGCGCCGATATTGCCGCCGTAGCCCTTTGAGAGCAAAGCGGCTGCAGTCTCAAGGTCGATGCCCTTAGAAGCCGAAATGTCCATAGCGACGCCGAGCAGGCTCTGAGCCTTGCCAACGTCTCCAGTGACTGCAGCGAGTTTACCAAGCGCTGGACGAAGCTGGTCGTCGGCAACGCCAAACTCCAACTGCATCGCGGTAATATACTCTTCAGTAGCTGCGATTGCGGCGTCTGTTGCGCCGACTGTGTTGCGGAGAGAGTTTGCAAGCAGAGTCTGAGACTTTTGGTCCTCGGCTGCTGCTTTGACTGCGTCATAGCCGACTTTGGCGGCAAAAGCGCCAACTGCGAGGGCCGCTATTCCGAACTTCTTGGCGGTTGCGTCTGCGAACTTGCCGAACTTCTTTTCCATCTTGGAGATGTCTTTGACGGCGGCTTTCGTGCCTTTGTCTGAATACTGGGTGAGTATGCGAGCGACTACTGCTCCAACTGCCATGCTATACTCGCTCTCTGTCTAAGTTTCTCTGCAGATCTGCCTTGGCCTCGTTTAGAGCTGCCAGGACTTTGATCTCAGCTGGTTTCTTTTTGGCGTCAACAGCCTGCCAAATCAAACGAGAAGGATTTTTGATCTCGTCTGTCAAGTTGCGAATGAACTGAATGCCCGTGCCTGTGCCGCCAGTCTTGCGACCTGCGACTTCAATGATGGCACCAGCGGCCGAGTTGTTTATCAACGCACCAGCGCTTGTGGTGTAGTCGCCTCGGACCTTGCCTTGTGACTTCGTCTTGCGAATGCCTTGCTGGATTACGCCTTGGTTATAGGCGGGCCAGCCAGCACCACCGCGAGTCGTCTTTTTAGGCTTGAGCGGGTCTGTGGTTTTCCAGCCTCTCATAGGCGGGTCAGCTTTGACGAAGCCTCGAGCCGCACGTTCTGCGTCTGTCAGCACGTCGTTCAAGACCTTATTGAAGCGTTTGACTGCGTCCTTGTCGAACTGCTTGAGACCGTCTAGCGTCTCCTGGATTCCTACGAGGACAATCTCGCTCTCTTCAGCCATTCTTTTTCGCCCGTTCTTTGAGGTAAGCCGTTATTGCTTCAAGTACCCCCTCGGGGGCATCAAGCAAGTCAATCGGAGATATGCCAGTCTCCACCGAGATAGCGGCGACTGTGTACGTTAGGCTATCTCGGTGGATTCGAAAGACGCGTCAGAGTCCAGCTCTGCCGTGACGATGGTATCCAGGAACTCTGGACCCCATGGCTTTACGACCACTCCGTTGACCTGCATTGATTTCCAAGCTAGCCAAAAAACGTGCTCGATCTTTTGTTCCTCGCCAAGCAGTTTCGGCATTCCTTTGCCATATTGCTGCTCGAATGCCACGATAACTCGAGGTGTCAGTTTGTATGATGCCTCGACGCCGTCTGTGGTCTTGACCTTGATTGATAAGCCGTCCATTTGTTCCCCCTTGTTAGGTTATGACTTTGTTATTACGCCGCTGATTGGCCAGGTGACCGATGCGGTTGCGAGTTCGCCGACGGCTCCATTGAGAGGAGTCCACTCGGAAACCAACGCACTGAATGAGTACGCGGGTGTTGTGCCCGCAACTGGGCGCACAGTCACTGAGACTGCTGTGCCAAGTGTTGGGTAGATAGTTGCTTCCAAAGCGCCTGCTGCGTAGTCCTGGTTGAACTCGAAGGTTACGCTGTTGTCTGCAAGGCCTGCCACTCTTGTGCGGGCTGTGTTGCCGAAAGCTGTTGTCTCAACTACGTCGTAGGTAGAGCCAAGTGTCACTGAAGTGACGTAGCTTGAAATGTCTGTTGTGCCGAAAGTGACGGCAACGTTGGTGAGGACGATGCGTGCCATTATGAAACCGCCTTTGTGACCTCGCCGCTGATTGGCCAGGTAACGCTAGCAGTGGCTAACTCGCCGACAGCGCCATTCAAAGGAGTCCACTCGGACACCAAAGCGGTGAAGCTGTATGATGGGTTGTCTGCTGCGGTTGTTGCACCGTTTGGCTTGATTACAACTGCAGTGGTGTTGCCAAGCAGTGGGTAAATCGTTGCTTCAACGTTGCTGGTTGCGTAGTCTTGGTGGAACTCGAGTGCTACTGAGTTGTCTCCAAGGCCGCCAACACGTGTGCGTGCGGTTGAACCAAAAGCAGTCGTCTCAACAACGTCGTCATTTGTTGTCAATGTGACGCTAGCGATGTGATCACTCAGGTTCACTGAGTTGATTGTGATATAAGCATTTGTTAGGACTAAACGGGCCATTATTCTGCGGCTCCTTCTGCTTGTGGCTTAGATGGGCTATTGCTAGAAAGATGTCCACCGCTAACAAGCGCAGCGATGTCGCATCCAGCTTCGAGCAATTCTTTGGTGGCGATTGAGTCGCCTTTTTTCTTGTTGCCAACCTCGAGTGTGTCCGAGGCGATGGTGTAGTTCATGGTTAGTCTCCTTGACCCCATACAGTGATTCGATAACGATAAGACAGGTAGTCAATATCGCCCATTTGGAAAGTGCCAGACTCTGCAGAAGTGACTCGCAAGGTGTTGCAAGCACCGCCTAGAGTTCGGTCTGACTCGATGGCCGCCTTGATTGAGTAGTTACCCGAACCAGCTAGGTATTTGTCTAGCTTGTCCTGTCCAGTGCGCTCTGAAAAGCGTTGAACGATAACGAACACATCAAGATTCGACTGGTCGAGGCCGCGAGCGTTGTTCAGATCGAAGGTGAAGTCGAGTTGCCCGACAATAGCGCAAGGTGGGACTATGACATCAGGGACTTGGTCGTAGCAACGAAGTCCTTCGATGTCGCTGAGATTCTTTTTGAGGCCTTCTCTGATCTCGCTTGGAATCACGCCACTAGACCGTTCATCTTGCGGAATGGGCGAATCAATGCCTCAACATCTGGGTCAAGCCGAGATGTTAGACGCACCGTGCCAAGTTCAGGAGTGCCAGCGATACCGAATGGAGATTGACGGCGAATGAACAAGCGAGAGGCTTGAATCTTGGTTGCCATCGCGATTTCAGCTGGTACTGAAGGCCAACCCCAAACGCCCTGAATGCGGACAGATTGTGGCAGGTTATAAGGAAAGATGTAGGAGCCGATGGCTAGAATGCGAGAATACGGCCAACCACGGCGGGGGTTGTTGATTGGTTCTAGCATCCAATCACCAGCTGCCCAAATGGTGTCGTAGGTCTGATCGAAGTTGTCGTCTGTGGCTAGTTGGCTGAACGAAACGAAGTCGTCGGTGTTGCATGTCCACCAGTCTTGTGCGGTGTAATAACGGGTTACTGGAGCGGCAGTTGTGCCGTCTCTGTAGAAGAATCTGCCTGTGTAATCGTCGATCATGCGGCTAGCGGTCAAAATCGCAGCTTCAAGTCCTGTGTCGTCCTGGATATCCTCGATTGCGAGCGATGTCTTCAGGTCAGACAGGGTGCAATAGCAGTTGGTTAGAGCCACGCTGTGTCCTTTTCTCTAGCTGTTCTCGTTGAGTTGCCAATCAATGTGATGCTTTTCGTCGAGCCAGTAAGTCTTTTGGTGCGGCAAAACAGCCGCGGTGTTTACGTAAATCGGAAAGCCAAGCTGTCTAACTCTGCGACTAAAGAGCAGATCTTCGCTTATCCAAATGCCATTGAGCGGGCCGTCCCAAAACCAGCACCAGTCTGTGCCTTGGTGTGGGTCTGCCATTTCGCGCATCTTTTCGAGTACGCTTCTGTGGATTAATAAGCAACCAGTGCCGCAAGCTTCGATCTCAAAAATCGAGTTGCGGTCGTACTTGTTGAGCGGTATAAAGCCCTCGGGTGCGTCTTGAAATATCGCAGGCACGGGCTGTGGGTAGAGGTTTTGGTCGGCATTGAAAGCCGCGAACACAAGCCCTGAAACCACTGGGCGCTTTATGTCGTGTGCTGTGTTGATCAGTTGGTCGAATGCTTGCACTGTCAGTTGTTCGTCAGTGTCGATCAGCAAAAGCCAGTCCGAGGTGGTGTTGTCAAGAAATGCTTTGACCACTCGATTTCGCAGTTTGCTGAGAAGCCCTGAGCCCTTGATGCGAACAAACGGGCCGAGCCTTGAGCCGCGAGACTGTGCCAGTTGGACCATGCGAAAAGCAAAGTCGCCATTCACAGAGCCTGGGTCGCAAACCCCGATTGATACTTTATGACTTGATTTCATACTCTCCCCCTGAGAGGCACAGAGCAGATGAGTCGGGGGAGTCTCACCTGCTCTGTGCTTGTACTGTGGTTCCCTCAGATTAGAAGGAAGGTGCTACCAAACCAGTGCCTGAGATGATCGAGGCAGCTGCTGGGTAACGCTCTGCTGAGAATGCGCCATATCCGTAAACGACAGTCTTGATTGTCAAGCTGCCTGGAGATGTTGCATCAAAGCGAAGTGAGAACGGTGCACCTGATTGCTCCCAAAGGTGCATTTCGCGTGAATCAACTAGGTAGATCTCGTCCTGGTTGGTTGCTGCGCCGTAGGTTGTGCCCACGTTTGCATCTGTGATGATTGGGAGACCAAGAAGTTGGTAGCCTGAGTTCGCGTACTGTGCGACTCCTGCGCCAACGCCGATTGCGTTCATTTGTCCGTTAGCTGTTGGTACAACTACTGGGCGACCTGTTGAGTCGGTTGCAGCCAAAAGGAATGCAAGGCGACGTGGGTGCATAATCCAGTGAGTTGGAGTTGTGAAGACGTTGCTTTGTACTTGCTGCAACGCATCAGCTAGCTTTGGATAAAGAAGTGCAACTGTTGGTGTTGTTGCTGTGAAAGTGATCGCGTTTCCACCTGAAGCGCGGATTCCCTTCATCTGACCGTTGCTGCCAGTTCCGTTTAGAACCTGAGCGTCAAGAGTCGTGTGCCATGAGCGAATTAGATCTGCAACAACGAATGTGTCGATGCCAGTTCCGCGCTCAATTGCTTGGCGTGAAAGGTCTTGCTGTCCAGCGATTGTACGCACTGGAATAGTCAAGAGTGTGTCGTCTGCGTCAGTTTCAGACACTGATGTGTTTTGTGTTTCCTGAACTGCAGTAGATGTGCCAGTGGTCATTCTGCTGATGTTCAGCGTCATACCAGATTGTGGCAAGGCCATCTTGTTTGTAGCGAAATCAGCTGTTGGACGACCAGCGCGAGCCAAAGGCGCGGCTAGATCGACTAGATACTGAGGTACTACTAAGCCAACGAAGTTTGAAGTGTCAACGTCACGACGTTCAACAGCTTCTTCTTGCATGTGGCGAGCTAAACGCTCGGCTGCTGAAAAGTCGTTGCGTACTTGCGCATTGAATGCATCGCGTACGAATGAGTTTGCAGAGTTTGGTGTGTAAGTGCGTGCTTCTGACACGACCTTGATGCCTGATGATGCTGGAGTTGCAACTGCCGCAACTGATGCGCGTGCTTCTGCAGCCTTGACATCAGCGTCAGCCTGTGCCTTTAGCTTTTCGATTTTTGTATCGAGTGAACGTGACTCTTCTACAAGAGCGTCAACCTTCTCGGTCTCCTCTGCAGTAAGGTCGGTGCGGTTCTCTTCAGCAACTGCTTCAAGAACTGCATCCATTTCTGCCTTGACTGCATCACGGCGCTCGATTACTTTGTCAAGATATGACATTGTATTCTGCTCCTTATGAGTTTGATTCGAGGTGGTGGCGATTGTGCTCACGGCGCTTTTGGGGTGTGAGTCTCGCTCCGACTTCGGTATCTGCTAGCGATTTACTAGCAGAATCTTATTTTGTGCTGTTTACGATTGCCTTTGCAAGACGAAGTGAGATCGAGCGCGGAGTCGCGGCTTCTTCATCTACTTGGTCCTCGTCCTCGTCCATTGTGGCTTCGTCTTCCATCGGCTCCTCTTGGGCGCCCACCAAAGCGGCAAGCATCTCGACAGCTTCCATTACGTATTCGTGTCCTTCAGACATCTTTTCAAAGACGCTCTGCAAGATGATAAGTGACTCGCCTGAGATCTCGCGGCCTTCTTTGACGGCCTGAATCGCTCTTGCTAAATGCTCGCGTGCTTCGACTGTGGTAGTCGGATAAGCTGGGTAGGTGACGACTGAAACGTCGCCGTCCGCAAGTGAAACCTCAGTCAATGTGCGCTCTGATCTGTCAGAGTTCCACTTCTGACGAATAACGCGGAATGCAAAGCTCATCTGATCGACGTCGCCTCGCTGAATAAGAGTGTACAGGTCTCGGGCCTCGCTTGTGTCAGGCAACTCTGCATCAAAGCGCAAACCGACTTCGTCCTCAGAGAGGGTGAGCGTTTCGTTCTTTGTGCGGGCCAAAGGTAAGCCTTCGTGGTTGATTAATAAACGGACATCTGGTGTCTCGCTGAGTGTTTTGCGAAAGGCGCCTGGAGCGATGCGCTCGCTGAATGGAAGTGGCACGCTTGGGTCGTTGAAAACGGCTGCGTAACCCGACAGGCGCATAACACCGTCGTCCTCTTGGCGTGTTTCGACGTTGCGCACTGTATAAGTGCGGCGCTCGATCTTTTTCATCTTGCTCCTGTCTTCCCCGACGGATTCGCGCTTGCTAACTTCGCCACCTGGCTCCATGTCCTCAGAAACGGAGACTGCGACCATTTGGTCAATAGCGCCTTGCTTTGTGTCATGGCAACCGAGTGTGGTGTAGCTGCCGTCTGCTTCTTGTTTTACTGTCGCCCAGCCTGAGCAGTCGCTTTGCTGGTCCGAAA